TGTTACATGTGATTCATATGATAATACTTTCTTAGATACAGTAGATGATATGTTTAAGTTAATACGTAGTGTTTTACTATAGTTATAATAGTGTATGATGTGATGTCATACACTATTTTTTTATTCTTTGAAAAAATTTTCAATTTAGGGGTTTACAAAAAAATATAGACGTGGTAATATTAAATCACAAGGAAGGTTACAAAACTTTACATCACCTTTTAGGGTAGGTGGTGATAATCTTTACACACGCATCTTGTAGCTTTCCTTGTACTGTTAAAAATTTTTCATTTAAAAAGGAGATTTAGTATGAAAAAGCAAGTTTTATCTTATTTGGTTTTGGGTTCTATGTTGTCTTTTGGCAGTATTGTTTCTGCAGATACGATTGTAAGTGGTACAGATAATATTGTTGCTCCTACATCAACTTCTACATTTGTAACTGGTTATAAAAACAATGTAGATGTACGTGATTCAGTTGTAGGTGGTACAATGAATACTGTACGAGGCAATGTTGATAACTCTGGTGCTAATCTTGTTGTTGGTTCTGAAAACAACGTAAAAGCATCAAGTTCCATCATTAGTGGGTGGAAAAACAAATTAGATGGTAACAATGCCTTTGTTGGTGGCATTGAAGCTGAGGCAAAAGGTGATAATACTTTTGCATTTGGTTTAAAAGCTAAGGCTATCGGCGAAGGTAATGTAGCTATTGGAAAATATTCAAATGCTAATGGGCAAGATTCGATGGCTTTAGGTCGTGATTCTATTGCTAGTGCTACAAATACTAATGCATTAGGTCAAAATGCTGTTGCAAGTGGTGAAAATGCTACAGCAATTGGTCATGGTTCTGAGTCTAAGGGGCGGAATTCCAATGCTTTTGGTTCAAGTGCTAATGCATCTGCAGATTTCTCTACTGCAGTAGGTAATAGTTCTAAGGCAAAAGGCGTATCTAGCACAGCTACAGGATTTAATGCTTTGGCAGAAGGCAACTTCTCTACTGCATATGGTAACGATGCACAAGCAAAGGGGAATCGTTCTGTAGCAGTTGGTTATAATGCTAAAGCTGGTGAAAGTTCTGTAGCGATTGGTAATAACGCTAAGGTTTGTGGTACAAATGCAGTAGCTAATGGTGCTGGTAACAATGTATGTGGCAATAAGTCTGGTGCATATGGTATTGGTAATGATGTAAAACAAAACAATACATATGTAGTAGGCAACAATGTAACTACTACACAAGCTAATAGTGTAGTACTTGGCAATGATTCTACTGATAGAGTTGCTACAACAGAAGCTAATGCTAAAGTTGGTTCTGTAACATATGGTAACTTTGCTGGTCAAGGTTCTAAAGTTAATGGTGTTGTAAGTGTTGGTTCTGTTAATAAAGAACGTCAACTTATTAATGTAGCGTCTGGTAATGTAAGTGCTACTTCTACAGATGCTGTTAATGGTAGTCAATTATATTCCGTTGCTAATGTTCTTGGCAATAAAGTAGCAAAAAATGAAGCTAACATTCGCTTATTGGCTAATGGTTTAGGTGAGTTAGGTGGAATTGTAAATGACCACGATACTCAAATTGAAGCTAATAAAGTAGAAGCTAAAAAACACACTACTTTGGTTGCTGGTAACAATGTAGATATCACTTCTACATTAAATGAAAGTGGTGGTGCAGAATATACTGTTTCTGTAAATCGTTTACATATGGGCGATGTTGCTATTGATGAAAATGGTTTAAATAATGGTGGTAATCGCATCACTAATGTTGCGAATGGTGTACAAGCAAAAGATGCTGTGAATGTATCTCAACTTAATCGTGTAGATGCTAAGGCAGATTTGAATACTGCACATATCAACTTAGTAGAAAATAACGTAAATGCTAACACAGCAAATATTGCTCGTATTGATGATAAAGTAGATGGGTTGCGTACTTCTATGGATACACGCTTTGATAAAGTAGATTCTGATATTGCAAAAGTAGGTGCTAACTCTGCCGCTTTAAGTGCATTGCATCCTCTATCTTTCAATGCTAATGAAAAAGTAGAATATGCCGTAGGTTACGGTAACTATAAGGGTGAAAATGCTGTTGCAGTAGGTGTGTTCGCACATCCTAATGAAAACACGTTATTCTCCTTAGGTGCTACATTTGGTGGTGGTAGCAACATGGTAAATGCTGGTGCTACATTCCGATTTGGTCATGTTAATAAACAAGTTACAAATGTAAATACTGCTGTAGCTAAAGATGTTCAAGACTTGACTAAGAAATATGAAGCTTTGGCTAAAAAATATGATAATCTTCTAAAACGTCTAGGTATGGAAGATGAATCTGTAGAAGTAAATACAGCAGAAGTAGAAAAAGCACAACGATTTGTAATTAATCGTGTTGATGGTGAAGATAATGACGCTTATAAAACTGAGCGTGTATCTGTAAATACTCAAAGCGAAGAATTCACATATCGTGATGCTTATGGAACTGAAATGAAATAATATTTCATATAGGACAAGAGAGCAGATATAGATTATCTGCTCTCTTTTTTTGTTTTTAATTACATAACTTTACAATTATAGGTATTTATGGTATATTCTATGTAAGACTAAATACAGTAATTTTATTGTGAGGTGGTTGCTTTGAATATATCAAATAATCGTAAAGCTATTGTTTGTGATGTTAAATATGTTAAGGATATTTCTACAAGCATGTGTGAGGTATCTGTTGTTGGGATAGATAGATTATTCTTAATACCTAAATGGTGGTTACGTGTATCTAATAAGTTAGTAGTATGTTTAAAAGGGTTTAGATTTAAAGATAAGGCTCTAGGGAGTGAATATTTTGCTATTCCTTATAATATGTTATCTTATATCACTTCTAGTCGTTATGTAGGTAATACAAATGTAATAAATATATTATCTAAAACGACTACATATGATATCATGAAGGTATTAAACATGGATTATGTAGTTAATTGCAATACTATAGAGGAGAATAAATGTTAAGTCAGGAATTAAGACCTAAGACATTAGATGATATGGCTGGTCAAGAAGAGGCTAAAAAGTTATTAAAAGCTATCATAAAGAACCCTGAAAATGCACCTAAGGTATTATTATTTTGTGGTAGTTTTGGTACTGGTAAATGCGTTGTTGGTGATACTAGGGTACATACAAGTGATGGATATAAAAAAATTGATTCGTTAATAGATACACCAAAGTATGATGAAGAGGGTTTTATGGATATCTCTTCTAATCATTTAAGAGTTGTTGGTAGCGTAGCGACTCATTATTACTATGGTGGCAAGAAGAAAGTAATAGAGATTAGTTCTGGTCGTTTTAAGATTACTGGTACTTATAATCATAGAGTTAGAGTATATGGTGGTCGTAATGGTTTACAGTGGAAAAAGCTAAGTGAAATTACGTCAGATGATTACGTTGCTATTCCATTAAATCACGATATCTTATTTAATAATAAATCTAAAACTTATGATTTCATGAAAGATGATATATCTGAAAGAAATAAAGGTTATCTATTAGGCACTTTCTTTTGTAATCTATTAGAAAGTGGATACAAAGGCGATGATTCTTTTGATAGTTTCATTTTCATTCATCATAGTGATGATAATTTTGTAGGTAATTTAAAAGATGAGTATTATAATACTGTGTTGGGTAGCAATGTAGAATCCATTAAGGGCATAAATAGATACATGAGAGATTATTTTGGTGGTTCTTGTGATGTCCCTGAATTTGTATTCTCTTCTAATAGAGATTTTATTTGTGGTTTCTTAACACCTATATGTGAGTTTTATCTTAAAGGGTTTTATCAGTTTGGTAATTTTAGTGAAAAAGTAGCAAGGGATTTACAACAGTTATTTTATTTATTGGGTATTATTACAAATATTAAAGTTACGAATGGAGTGCCTAGTTATTTAGACGTTCAAGATGTTCTTAGTCGTCAGAGATTGGTTGATAATTTACTAAGAGATTCCTTTGGTCTTAAATTTATTTTAGGTAGTTCTGTTACTTATAAGAGTATTAAATTAAAAATACCTAATAATAATTACACAAGAAGTGTTGCTAGGAGAATATATCAACTAATTAAAGAAAATCATAACTTAGATACTATGCTTTTATCTCATTTTATGAATATTAGGTGTAATGATTGTAGGTTTATCACTAATCGTAGAACTAAGTCAATTCTTATAGATTCTTATCATAATATAGTAAGTCTTGCTAATGATGTTGGTGTAGACATTAGTAAAGATGAGATGGTGCAGAAATTTAATTCTTTATTAGATGATTATATGTTTGTACGAGTTTCTTCTAAAAAGGAATTATACAATAAGTATGATGTGTATGATTTAACTGTAGCTGATACTCATGCTTTTACAGCGAATGGGTTAATTAATCACAACACCACTTCATCACGTATTGTTGGTAGGGAATTAAATAATATTAAAGATGAAAATTATGACTTATTGAATTCACCTTTTTATTATGAATTTGATTCTACTATTGTTGGTAATGTGGAAGAGATACGTAAGTTGCGTGATGTATTTACGGTTTCTTATGGTGATTATTGGAGAGTTGTCGTGTTAGACGAAGTCCATACAGTTTCTTCTTCGGCTCAGGCAGCAATGCTTAAAATGTTTGAAGAGACAAAAGGTAGAACTATTTATATTCTAGCGACTACAGACCCTCAAAAGTTGTTACCTACGATTCGTAGTCGAGCATTAGAGATTAACTTCAATGATGTTCCTGTAGAAGCTATAGTAGAGAACTTAACTAAAGTATCAGAAGAAAAGAATCTAAATCTTTCAGAAGATATTAAGTTGTTAATAGCTGATAGGTCTGGTGGACATATGCGTAATGCACATATGTTACTAGATAAGTATATTCTCTTAGGGGAAGAAGATTTCAAAGATAGCATTAAATCTTCTATCACATTATTCTGTGATTATCTAATCGCTACATATAAGAATGATAAAGATACTGTATTGTCTACTATCAATGATTTATTAAGTATTCCAAAGGATAATCTACAGTCTGATTGGTCTATAGTCATGACTGAAAGTTTAAGGTCATTCTGTGGTTTTGATTGTAGGCATGCTGATATTAAGAGATTAGTAGATACATATGGGAGTGATTTCAATATTATTGCTCAATGTTATATGTCTACGTGGGTTAAGAATATGTTTATAGATGTACCATATACACAAGCTACATTACTTAATATGTATAAGGTAGTACAGGGTGCTTTAGAGAAGAAACGTACACAAAGTGGTGTTGGTTCTGTTCAATCTGTAGCTAGTAAATATGGTAGACCTGTTAGATAATAAAGTTTAGTAAATTTTTGTAATTAGCACTTGCATATATTTAATGTATGTGTTAATATATAGTCAAGGGTTAGATATTACATCATAGAACTTAACCTAACAACAGTAATAATTGAGTAAGTCTTTCAAGAATCAAGAACTCCTTATTTCAACTTGTAGTATCTAACCTATCATTTTTAAATTAAATAATCAATAGTATATAGGCTCAGACAGCAATAATACTTTTAATCTTTCCAGGAAACAAGATACAAAGTGAGTCTAGAAGTACTTGTTGATTATTATTAATATTATATTTTTAAGGCTCATACAGCAATAGTTATCTTTTTATGCTTTGAGGAATAAAGAATTGAGTCTTGTGAAAAATATAGTGATAACTTTATATAAATAGAGATGTAAATTGTAAGGCTCAAACAGCAATAATTTGATGTTATAATGGCTAATTTTAATAATCAAATGAGTCTTGTTCATAATTTAATCTCCTTTTAAATTAAAGTAGACGCATACAGCTATTAAAAATCTATGGTTAAAGAGAAGAAATAATGTATATGGTATATTCGTATATCGTATAAAAGAATTCACCTCTTGTACTCAATGTGGCTACATCACAATTTTATCACAAGGATTTTAATGACTTGCGTCTAGTATATAAAAGTCATTTTTATTCATTGGATAATCTTAGCATATAATGACATTAGTGGTGTAGTTGAGTACAAGAGGTGTTTTTTGTTATGTCTGAAGTAGATGTAGAAGAAGTGGAGTATTCTTTAGATGATTTGATGGAGAATACTAAAGTAGGATTTGAAGATGCTTTAGATGGTATAAGCACATGTATCTATAAGAAAGATTTTGAAAGTGTGTTAAGACTTCCTGAGGGTTTCATTATTGAGGGTTTAACCTATAATGAAATGTATAATAAGTTATTAGGGTATTATTCCTTTCAACTAACTGTCTTAGAAGATGCTTATAATGGTGATAAGGGTTTACGAAAATTTCTTAAAGAATCTCAAAGTCTTTATGAAAAATATTCTAAACTTATTACAGATAGATTATTAGAGGTAGAATTAATTTTACCAAGTTACGTTCATTAATAAAAAGGAGATTTATTATGGATTTCATGACATTACTAGCGAAGAATGAAAAAACAACTACAACTAATGGTGCAATTTCTTATAAGACTTCTGGTAGTGCATTGGTTGATTTAAACAACTCAGTACCTAAGTTACGTAAAAGTGCTATTAATTATTTATCAACAGGGGATTTACGAGAATTAGATGTTATCTATTATTTGTTTAAAAAATCTTCTCATGAAATTGTTAATTACACTTTGAAGTGGTTAATGTATCTACGTGATATTAATCAAGGTATGGGTGAGCGTTCTTCTTATCGTTTAATCTTGTTACAGATTGCCAATAATATCCCTGACTTAATTTTCTCTTTACTTAATACTGGTAAACTTGAGAAATTAGGTAGATTTGATGACCTTATCTTTGTATGGGATAAAACAACAAATGATGATTCTAAGAAGTTTATTCTTGCTTATTTAAAAACACAATTAGGTCAAGACGTAGTGTATCATAGAAATGGTGAGAGTGTATCTCTTTTGGCTAAGTGGATGCCATCTGAAAACACTTCTTCTAGAAAGACTCGTAAACTTGCGACTCGTTTGAGAAAAGCATTAAAGATTTCTACTAAAGATTATCGTAAAATTTTAACTGCTTTACGTAAAAACATTGACGTTGTTGAATGCAAAATGTCTAATAATGCATGGAGTGAGATTGATTATCCTCATGTAACTTCTAAGGCTAACTTAATATATCGTAATGCATTCTTAAAGCATGATGGTGAAAGAC